CAATGCCATGCTCAATGATATCCTTCAGTTTAATATTCTTGTCTGTGATAGCTCTATCAAACGGAATGTTTGTCCAATACAACCGCTTACGATTCTGTGCAGAAAACAGATTGGAATTGATCTCAATCGGTTTAACTCCAAGCATATCTGAAATAACATATTCAGATTCCTTACGCATTTTGACATTCTCCAACAGAAAGTATTTGGGTTGTGTCTCATTCTTAATGCGTACGAATTCAAAGAATAGTTTTGATCTAGGATCATCAAAGTTCAGTTGACCACCCGCAAAGCTAAAGCCTTGACATGGTGATCCACCAATCAGCAGATCAATGTCGGCAAGGTCATCACCCTTCACATCACGTACGTCACCAACATGGATCGTATCGGGATAGTTTTTCTTGGCGATCTCAATCGCATACTTATCCACTTCAGATGCGTAGTACGCATTAACTGGGATACCCAAACGATCCAATGCAATGCGTCCACAAGACATACCATCAAACAGACTCAACACATTTAAAGATTTACGCATCATCATTCATCTCCGCATACATCAGTGCTTCATCAACAAAATGGTCACCTACTATTTCACACGCCATGCGTGAACGTTTAGTGATCCATTTTATGCGATTTTCAAGTCGATCAATGTAGTTCATAACCAGAGTAGCGTCAACGATGTGCTTCATTTCAGAAGTGATCAACTTATTCAGTACATCACGATCATAAATTTCTCTTGGCTCACTCATTACAGGTTCTCCGCAAAAGCAGTTTCTAAATTAAACTCATCAATCAGATTGTATGGTGCATCCATATTTACGTCAAAGTAAAAATCTTCACCACACTCAAACTGGCCGATGTAATTCCATCCTTCATCCAAGTAGTAGGCAGATACTTCAAATCCTAGTTCTATCAGTTTCTTGAAGATTGGAATAGGTGGTGACCATGCGGTCTCCATCATCACGTACAGAGATGTATCAGACAGACGCTGTGTACCTATGTTGTATGCGTCCCACTTTGTACCCCAGTTCTCAATACACCAATCGTACCAGTTATTCTTACCATACTTCTCCCGTTCATCTTGGCCTAAATTGCCACGAAAGATATGATCAGGGATCGGTATGATCATGTTGAATGGATAATCATTACTGAAGATATTTTCCATATCGTCAATACGCTTCTTACTTGTGTGATCAATGTACACACGAACATCTGTATTATTCGGCATTTCGTTTCTCCCTTTAGATAACGTCAGATAAAGCTTAGGCGTTTAGCGATATCATTTACATTAGACTTTGGTGGTATAGCATCACCCACCTCATCCGTTCCAAGGATCAATCCATATCCTGCTAATGGGTGCGGATAACCCTCAATGAAAAAGTATCGTTGATCCTCAACGTACAGACCTTCATCGTCCACATAGATCACATCATGATCCATCTCTGGTGGGTACGCACAAGTAATCCACTGACACCTTAATACCTTGGCGATGGACATACAATCACCATCCCAATCCATTTCAGTAATATCTTCTTTGAACGGATCAATTAGAATTGCTTTCATAATTGCTTCTCCATTGCGGAATTGCGGAACTCTTCTAACAACACTTCCTTGTATGCACTCAAGTCATGAATCCAATCGTTAATTACATCAATTTGCCACAGGTCTCCCTGATAATAAAAATCTTCCCCGATATTAACAAATCCTTCGCCGGAGTCTGTATTGGCAAACATGTGAATATCCCAAAGTTTGCAATTCGTATAACTATCTTTTCTACTCATCTTCACTATCCCTAATGTCGTATATATCACGCTCAATGTATTCCATGCGAAAAGGATCAGAAAAACCCTCTTCTACAATTTCCTGCGCTTCATCTTTTGAATCAGCTTCAATTAAGTAAGTAAATACTGTAGTAGCTGACTCATACACCATAAACTTAGCCATGTTACTTCTCCTCCACATACACACGTAAATGCGTAGACATATTGATAGGTTGCCCCATCTCATATTTACGCCAATTCTTTCTGGCTTCATCGTTCATGTACTGTCCCCGAACACGCATACCATAGGTATCACGATTCAAGTATTTACGCATCAGTTCAACCAAGAGTTTACCTTCAGCATTATTAGGAATTTCTTTGAACACATATTTCATAATTAGTTTCCTCTAGTAATCAACACTTTAAGAATAATAACTACAATTAGTATAACTACGAATGACATCTACATCACCGGAATAATTGGCAGTTCATCATCACTGGTTGCCAATGCACCCGCATTATTACCTTCATCATCACTCAATGGAATGATGTACGAATCATCATCAAAGATAATAACTACTGGTCTGTTGTACCAGAGATTCTCTTCGCACTGATCCTCAGTCATGTACGTAATGTCTGTAACCTTCTTACCTACAAGTGACTTGCGTATTGCTTCAATCCACTTCTGTTCATTCATGTTGATTCCTCCCTATGTGTGATCAACAGGGCGGATACTACAGATGTTGCGTACAGATTTGAAGTTAGACATTAGTCGTACGACTTTAGTCTATTAGACTTTAGTCCAGGATGTTTGCGGTATATGTATATAACTAAAAGTTATAATGATTTGTTGAAGATTGCTTATATTACAGTAAAGTTGTGTGTGTCTTTATAACTAAAAGTTATTAACATCTATATATTATAATTTGCGTGTCTTTTGTATACGTGAAAATTCCCTAAATGGCTATTAGTACTTATAGCGAAATAGGGAATTCTTAACGTGTCTTTTAGTTTGCGTGTCTTTACTTTTTCTTGTTGACTGTTTGCTTAACAGCAGGTAGTTTACTCAGACTAGATTAGTTTACAGGGAGATGTCAACAGTGAACGCAAAAGAATTTATTGGCAGCCTGGATATACGTGATGGAGAAACTAAGCGTGTCTCGTGTCCTGAGTGTGGTGGACGTAATACATTCACCGTGTCTCGTGTAGATGGGCGTGTCTTATACAACTGCTACAAAGCATCATGCCGTACGAAAGGTAGCATGTCGAGAAGAAGGTCTCTAGATGACGTTGAGAGGCTCTTAAACAGGGGTATATGCGATGTTTCGGACACAGGTAATACCTACCTACCTGAGTTTACCTTACCCCCCAATATGACAGTGAATTTAGAAAGGGATGCGTGTCTTGAATACATGGACGATATGAACATCCAGCCATCAGTCGATGCAGGGTATACAAATATCATGTACGACTTTGCACAAGACCGTTGTGTCTTCTTGATCTATGACGATAACAAGACTATGATCGGGGCTGTGGGTAGAGCATTGCGTAAGGGTGTCTTGCCTAAGTGGAAACGATACGACAAAAGGAAAGACCTCATGTTCTTCTGTGGACAAAAGAAAGGAACAGCTGTTCTGGTTGAAGACTGTGCCAGTGCCTGTACGGTATTCGCCTCTGGGTATACAGGGGTAGCTTTATTGGGTACATCCCTTAACGATCATCACATACATCAACTGCGTGTCTTTGATAAAGTCATTGTGGCTTTGGATGCGGATGCATCAGACAAAGCAATTAAAATGCAGAAAATGCTTGCACCACATGTAACATCTGAGCTACTATTCTTAACAGATGACCTGAAGTATTTTACTCCCGAATGCGTTAGGTCATTGCTTACCAAGTAACACTTCTTGTTACTTTGAATACTCCCTATGTTTGCCCCTCTTCGGAGGGGCTTTTTTATGGTTGACAAAAGATAACCGAATACCTCACAATGTGTAGACTAACTAACATAGGAGTTAATCATGGCTTGGAGAAAGCAGTACGAAGAAAAAGACATCCAGATCTTAATTGAGATGTGGGGTGATGGGTACACAGCTACTGAGATAGGTGACAGGTTGGGTAAGACTATGTCGTCTGTTCGTCAATTCGTTCATCGCAATAGAAAAAAGTACAACCTTGAGAAAAAGGAAGGCGGTAGGTATGTCCCTAGAAATTCCTTTGACAAGGAGTGGCATGGGGTTGTACCTTGTGGTCACTGGGCAATCACTAAACCGTGGAGGAAACAAGTATGAATAAAGTACCTTACATAGAACGTGGTTATGATGAGTATGGTTTAACCGGAGAGTGTGCATTCTTGTGGGCATTGTTCCTCATGCGTGAACATGAGATGGACGATGACCCCTTTGCGTATGACAAGTGGAAGGCTTGTGCAGAAACACTGCAACCAAAGGAAGGCAAGCCAACCCCAGCCGTTGTGCATTACGCTGCTTTGGAAGAAGAGATTGCTAAGTACACCGCTCAAGAATATGTGTACCCCGGCAGTGATCCACAAGAATGATGCATAGGAATACTATGCAAAATAAGCGAACAGTAAACCCACAGGATGAGCGAGGAAGAACATATGAAACTCATTGATTTCTTGAGCGACATAGATATTGAAATTGAAGAAGACGATTTGTTAGATACACTGAGTAAATTGAAGAGAAGCATTCTGATAGCAGAACTACGTGACTTTCGTGATTGCAGAATAGATGACTATCTATCTGTAAAGGATGGTTTGTCTAGAAGTATATACGTTTTAAACGATCTTGAGCAAGATGCATTTGAGATTAGCAGACGCATTGAAGCACTTGATATAATCTTAGATGAGTACGTAGCAGAACATGAGCCATTTGACTTTGACTCAGTTGAATGGTGGGATGACAAGGAAGGATTAAGCTAATGCCTAGAAAGAAGAATAGTCCTGCGTACGGGAAGGGCGATTGGAAACGTCCCGTAGACGAGAAGAAGTTCGCTGAGAACTATGATCGTATTTTTAATAAGGGAGAGAAGAATGAAACCGGAACTAATACAACTCCTCCTAAGTAAGGAGTTCTTCACCAACAACAGGCATCGTATCCGTGCTTCCATGTTTGAGGACACGGATTACCTGCCAGTCTACAAAAGTATTATACGAGCACACGAGAAGTCAGAAGATGGAGACATTACTGTCCAAGATGTGGCTGCGCTGTACGACGTGGATAACCCCACGGAGAGCCGTTCAAAGAAAGAAAACGTACGTATACTATTACGTGAGTTGGCGGATCGGCCACCGCTATCGCTTGACGTTGCTGAAGAAGTACTCCAACAATCATGGCGGACTGAGATCGGTAGGGATATTGCTCACCTCGGATCACAGATAGTTAATGGTGAAATACAAGACCTAGTACCTATAAAGCGACTTATAGAGAAGACACAAGACGACTTCATGCCTAACATAGAAGTCAAACCTTGTACTAAGGATGTCTTTGAACTACTCAAAGAAAACGAAGAGGATACTCGCTGGACGTTTAACGTACGAGCACTGCGGGACAAGCTTCCAGGGGTTGCCGGTGGAGAACTATGCATTATATTCGCAAGACCAGAAACAGGAAAGACTGCAAGCCACGTGTCCTTCTGCTACGGGCCAGACGGATTCGCAGAGCAAGGAGCCAGTGTCCACACCTTTGTGAACGAAGAGAAGGCAACACGGACGATGCTACGGGCCATGTCCTCATTCACCGGTATTACTAAGGAAGAGATCTACGAAGACCCTAAATTCGTAGCCAATGAGTGGCGTACGATCTATGACAATGTCAACATGTATGACGCACAGGGTGTCACCATTGAACAGATTGATGCCTACTGCGAGAACCATAAGCCAGACGTACTGGTTGTAGATCAGCTAGATAAAGTACAAGTGCATGGCAACTTTAGTCGTACAGATGAGAAGTTACGTGAGATATACACACAAGCCCGTGAGATTGCTAAACGCCATGACCTTGCATTCATTGCAATCAGTCAGGCATCTGCAGACGCAGAAGGCAAGACAAGGCTCAACCCTTCCGAAATGGAAGGCAGTAAGACAGGTAAGTTCGCTGAGGCAGATATTATTATCGGTATCGGTAAGCATGATCAGTCAGGAGTAGATGATGAGCCAGATTACACCAGACACCTTACAGTAGGAAAGAACAAGATCACGGGATGGCATGGCACCATTATTTGCGAAATACAACCAAAGCTCTCTCGCTACGTTGATTGATAGGTCAGATATGTATGTACTAGGAATAGACATTGAGACGACAGTACAAAAGGCTGAACGTGGCTTGGATGGTAGCCCATTCAATCCTAACAACCATCTAGTATCTGTCGGTGCTCAGTTCTTACACGATGAAACAGGTGAGTACTTCTTCTTCAACCACAACAAACTAGAGTGCAACCCAAAGGAAGCGCACTTCAAACTACAGCAGATGATTGACCTAGCAGATGTAATCGTAGCTCACAATGCCAAGTTTGATATCCTTTGGCTGCAGGAAACAGGATTTAACATTGAGTGCGCTGTCTACTGTACGATGATTGGCGAGTACGTATTAGCTCGTGGGCAGAAGGTACCGCTGTCATTAGAAGAGACTGCAAAGCGCAGGAAGGTTACACTCAAACGGTCTGACTTAATGGAAGAGACTTTCAAGAAAGGAATCGGTTATGAGCAGATGGACCCAGAGATTGTAGAGACCTACGGACGGGGTGACGTAATATCCTGTCTAGAAGTCTACGAATCTCAGATGCATGACTACCGGCAACCTCACTTCACAGGTTTACGCAAAGTTAGGGACATGATGAACGAGATGATGTTTGTCCTGTTAGAGATGGAGCGTAACGGTATCTGTATTGATCTGCAGTCATTGGATGATGTAGAGAAGGAATTCACTGAAGAGCGCAATATACTAGAGGCACGTCTGCAACATTTGGTTAGCACAGTAATGGGTGATACTCAGGTCAACCTAAACTCACCTGCACAGTTATCTGAAGTAGTCTACTCTCGACGTGTGCTAGACAAGAATAAGTGGCGTGAACTATTTAACATTGGCCTAGCCGCTAACGGCAAGCAGTTGCCACGGCCCCGCATGTCGCCCAAAGAGTTTGCACTCTCAGTCAAGAACAACTCAACAATCCTGCACCGTACCAGAGGCGTACAATGTTCTGAGTGTACAGGGATAGGCACTGTTCAAAAGATTAAGAAGGATGGCAAGCCGTACAAGAATCGTAGTAAGTGTGTTACTTGCAACGGTGTTGGGGCTGTCTACAAACCGACAGATAAGGTAGCAGGGTTCAAGCTGACACCCTCATCTGTGCAGGATGTATCTGCTAACGGATTCAAGACAGAGAAGAACACACTGCAGTTTTTACTGGCTCAGGCGCAACGTAAAGGCTCACACGAGGCGATTGAGTTCCTGCAAGGGATGCGTAGGCTCAACGCCCTAAACGTCTACCTGAACTCGTTCTGTGGCGGTATGAGGCGTAATACACGTAGTGATGGCGTATTGCATACGACTTTCAACCAATGCATTACTGCTACGGGACGCTTGTCTTCTTCTGATCCTAACTTCCAGAATCAACCACGCAGTGGGACATTCCCCATTCGTAAGTGTGTTGTGTCCCGCTTTGAAGGCGGCGAGATTATGGAGGCTGACTTCAGCGGTCTAGAGTTCCGTGTAGCCGGTGAACTATCTAAAGATGCTCAGATATACAATGACATCATGACAGGCAAGGATGTACATAAGCAGACTGCCTCTATCATTAACCAGAAGTCTTCTGAGGAGATTACTAAGGATGAGAGGCAACAGGCGAAGGCTTATACGTTTGCGCCGCTCTACGGCGGTCAGGGGGCGCAGGAGGCTCCACATGTTCAACAATACTTCAAAGAGTACTTCAACATCTACGAAGGACTCGCAGAGTGGCACGACAGACTCAAAAGAGGAGTCCTGAGAAATGGTACAGTAACCCTACCCTCTGGACGACAGTTCTACTGGCCTAACGTTGAGCGTAAGCAGGGAGGTAGAATTTCGTACGCCACACAGATTGTCAACTATCCTGTACAATCCTTTGCCACTGCGGATATTGTCCCCCTGTCTTGCATACGTGCAATGAAACTAATGGAGGTAGCGCAGGTTAAATCTAAGCTTGTGCTGACTGTACACGACTCTATCGTTGTTGATGTGTATCCTGGGGAGCAGGAAAAGATTAAAGATATTTTAGCAGATGCAATGGAAGGAGTTGCAGATGAAGTAAAGGTGCGTTACAATTATGAGATGGTAATCCCACTCGCCATTGAAATAAAGAGTGGTTCAAATTGGCTAAATGGAAAAGTTATTTATGAGTGAAGTAGCACTTTATAACGGCATGACCCCAGAGCAACTATTGGCTGCGATGGGAGCAGGTGAACCTCAAGAAGCAACAGGCAATCGTTTGCCGTTGTTAAAGGTTAACTATCAGGACGAGGACGACGAGGGTAATACCTTGAAGAAGGGTTCTATCGTCTTGGCACTACCTTCAGGTAACGTGTACGGTACGTCTGTAAAGATCCGTGTGTTCGGAGACTACATGCAGTACATGGACTACGATGCCGCCGACAATGCTGTTGTCAATAAGACAATCATTCATCGTGCAGGTGATGAAGCGATTGACGAGACTGGAGGCGTACGTTGTGGTAAACCTGCGTCTAAAGACCTGCGTGATATGGATGACGAGGTCAAGGCTAAGTACAAGAGCATCTCTTGCTTCCGCTACCTGTTTGGTAAGGTAACAATGGAAGATGGCAAGACTGCGTCTGGAGAAGCTACTGAGGTAGTTGAAGTCCCTTGTTTGTTCCGCCTGAAGGGTATGTCATTCATGTCATTCTCTCAGGATGTGATTGAGCCTTCACGCAATCAGAAGCTCAAGTTCCAACAAGTCACCAGTGCGATCAAGACAACCCGCCACAAGAACGGGTCTGTTACTTATTTCACTGTAAACTTTGAGCCTGACTTCTCTAACATCACAGACATCTCAACGTCTGATCTACAGTTTATGTCCAATGTACTGGACACAGTCAACGCTGAGAACAAGCAGGTCATTGCAAAGCACAACAGTGCATTGTACGGCAAGCAAGCAGACGTGCGGGACGAGAAGATCGTTGCTGAAGTCGAAGATTATTTAGAAATCGACGAGGCATCATAATGTCCGAAATGCCTCATGAATACGAGGTTCGGATACGTGAATATCTATCTAAGTTGTCGGCGGGGGAAGCTCCCCCTGTCGATGACAAGTGGATAGATCAAGCATGTGAAGACTTTCGTAATGCCCTAGTTAAACAGTTTACCCGTGACAACGGACGTGACTTTACGGTACGTATGTCCAACGCAGGACGGCCTCGCTGTCAGTTATGGTGGCAGAAGAATCATCCTGAAGAGGGCAGTAAACCTTCTTACGACTTCATTATGAAGATGCTGTTAGGGGATGTTATTGAGGTATTGGCCTTGCTTTTAATGCGGGGTGCGGGTATACCTGTACAGTCCTACCACGGTAAGGTAGAGCTTCAACTTGACGACGATGCCACCATTAAAGGTGAGTATGATGTCGTTATCGACGGTAAGGTGTGGGACATTAAGTCTTCATCTCCGTTCGCCTTTGAACACAAATTCAAAGACTTTAATGCTGTCAAGGATGACGACTCCTTCGGGTATGTCGCCCAAGGCTTTGGCTACGCTAAAGCTAATGGAATGCCGTTTGGCGGATGGATTGTAATCAATAAGTCTACAGGCGAATGGAAGTTCATTGAAGCAGATAACTCTGTAGCAGACGAGTACACTGAAGTCATCAAGGATACCATTGACTACATTGCTACGGATAAACCGTTTGCTAGATGCTTTGAGGAAATTGACGAAACCTTCCGTGGTAAAGTCACTGGCAACAAATACATCGCAAAGAATTGTATCTATTGCGACTACAAGTTCAAGTGTTGGCCTACCTTGCAGTACAAGCGAGTAGAAGCATCACAGGCTAAAAATAAGCCTTGGAGATACTACACGGTGTACAATGACGTTCAGTAAGGCGGCTAGGAAATATGGATACAAATCAGGTCTTGAGAAAACTGTCGCAGATCAAATCAAAAAGCGGGGACTACGTGTCAAGTATGAAGATCCATCTTCACGAATTAGCTTTACACAGCCCGCTACTGATAGAACGTATACTCCTGATTTTGTCTTGCCTAATGGTATTGTGGTTGAGACAAAAGGCCGGTTCACCTTAGAAGACCGCAAGAAGCATCTGTGGATACAGGAGCAGACAGACCAAGACATACGGTTTGTGTTCTCTAGTTCTAAGGCTAAGATACGCAAAGGATCAAAGACAACGTACGGTATGTGGTGCGATAAGCATGGCTTCCTGTATGCGGACAAACAAATACCAGAGGACTGGTTCAATGAGTAAAACAGTAAGTGTAGACTTGGAGCCGGGGGAGGCATTCTTCCGTGTCAGCGTAGACGAGGAAGGTGTGACTAATTTTTCATGTGGCTTTTACCCAACCAACATGAACATTGAGAAGGACTTCAATGGGGAAGAAGAGGTTGACTACGATGATATGTTGGCAGTCTTCATGGCAGGGATTACGCACATGGTCAGAGAAGACATGGACGCTATTCTGCATAGAGGTATGGAATCTATCATCAAGGGTAACAAACCCTTTGATTTTATAGTAGACCCTGCAGATCTGGAGTTCTACTCCGGATTATCAGATGAACAGTTAAGGCTATTGCGCATGGACACAGAGGGGGAAGCATAATGGCACGAGAGAGTTGGAATTCATTCTTTGAGCAAGTAGCTGAACTACACGCTACAGACTTCCCTGAACCTAGACCAGACATGGTTAACTCTCCAAAGCATTACATCCTCAACGACAAGTTAGAGGTCAAGGACGTACGTGAGGCTTTACTGCAGAAGTTAATGCGTGATGGTGTAGTGTTACCCTACGAAGACGCATTTGACTGGATGACAGCTTGGGAATACGTTACTCGTGCGCCCTTTAAGAACGGCCCAGAAGACTTGGGTAAGGCTATTTGGTATTTAAACAGTCTGCTGGAGCGCATGGAGAAGCGAGGGGGCTACGTGTATGACGACACGCAAGATGATCAAGATTAAGTTGCCAGAAAGTCAACTGATCAAACTACTAGGCTTTGCTGACGAGATGCTGACAATGGTTGAAGCCAGCGAGCTAAGTGCAGAAGAAGAACGGGCGGCGAAGGAACTTCGTCACATATTTAACAAGACGTATAATATTTACAAGGATCAGGCCAGTGAAAGTTAAAGTTGACTACTCACGTGATGCCTTGCTCTCTGAGCAGGGAATGACCTTAATGAAAGACTACTACATGCTCCCGTGGGAAGAATCTCCGCAGGACGCTTACGCAAGGGCGGCAGAGGCATACTGCTATGGGGATTATGAACTCGCACAACGCATCTATGACTATGCTTCTCGTAATTGGTTTATGTTTGCTAGTCCCGTTCTCAGTAATGCTCCGAGTGATGGTGGTGATAGTAAAGGTCTCCCTATTAGCTGTTTTCTTACTTATGTTGGCGATAATCTTGAGTCTTTGATTAAGCACCCCAACGAAGTCGCATGGCTGTCTGTTAAGGGTGGTGGAGTAGGCGGACACTGGTCAGACGTACGTGGTATCAGCGACAAGGCTCCTGGACCAATACCCTTCCTCAAAGTAATGGATTCCGGTATGACTGCATGGAAGCAGGGCCGTACCAGAAAGGGTAGCTACGCTGCCTACCTTGACGTATCACATCCCGATATCGTTGAGTTCTTAAACTTTAAAGTACCTACCGGCGGGGACATCAACCGGAAATGCTTTAACCTTTTTAACGCAGTGAACATCACTGATGAATTTATGGAGAAGATATACTATGAAAACCCAGAAGATAGACAGTGGGAACTTAGAGACCCTGACAGCGGACTTGCAAGAGATACAGTCGATGCTAGAGACCTTTGGCACAGAATACTTGAAGCTAGGTTCAGAACTGGCAGTCCTTACCTTAACTTTATCGACACGGCCAACCGACACTTACCAGATAGCCAAAAAGAACTTGGACTCCGCATTCACGGGTCTAACCTCTGCAATGAAATCCACCTCCCAACAAGTGAAGAACGCACAGCAGTTTGTTGCCTCTCATCAGTCAACGTCGAACGATACGATGAATGGCACGGAACAGAAATGGTTAGAGACTTGGTGCGATTCCTTGACAACGTTCTCCAATACTTTATTGACCACGCACCAGAAGAACTTGGAAAAGCTAAATTCTCTGCTGAAAGAGAACGCTCGCTAGGGTTAGGTGCAATGGGCTTCCACGGCTACCTGCAATCTAAAGGTATCCCGTGGGAGGATTGGAGGGCCGCCAGTGAAAACTATCAGATCTTCAAATACATCAAGGAAGAAGCTGTTAAAGAAACTATGCAACTCGCCACAGAGCGTGGTGAGGCTCCTGATATGGAGGGTACAGGAAGACGTAATGCGCACCTTCTTGCAGTTGCCCCCAATGCTAACAGTTCCATTATCTGTAATTGTAGCCCTAGTATTGAGCCTATTAAGTCTAATGCTTTTACCCACCGTACTCGTGCAGGTGCTCACCTCATCAAGAACCCACACCTCATTAAAGTGTTAGAGGAAAAGGGAAAGAACACAGATGCCGTGTGGAAAGATATCATTGCAAACGATGGATCAGTCGATCATGTAGACTTCCTAAGCAAAGAGGAGAAGGCTGTATTCCGTACAGCATTTGAGTTGAAGCAGACATGGGTAGTAGAACATGCGGCTAAACGGCAAGAATTTATTTGCCAAGGGCAGTCTGTTAATCTATTCTTCCCTTCAGGAGCTAACAAGAAGTATGTACGCCTTGTACACGAGTTAGCATTCAAGGAAGGTTTAAAAGGTCTGTACTACCTTCGTACGTCCGCAGGAGCGTCTGCAGACAAGGTAGGCAAGCTTGTAGAGCGTTTGGCTCTCAAGGACTTTGAAGGTGAAGAAGAGGATGTCTGTGTGTCATGTCAGGGATAAGGAAGCAATTTAACACGGGCTTGTACGAACAGTACGATGCCCTTGCCCGTGAAGCGACTACTGAGTTTTTAGCGTCACAGGGGTTTTCGGTTGTGCCAAACCCAGATGACTATGCACAAGACTTAGTTGTATCCCACAAAGGAAAGCAATGGTTAGCAGAGTGTGAAGTCAAGACTTTGTGGAAACATGGTAACTTCCCTTTTGATAGTGTACAGCTACCAGAACGTAAGAAGAAGTTCTTCAACTCGCTAACTACATTCTTCATCTGGAATATGAACTTGACTAAGGCTGCAATGTTTTGGTCAAAGGATGTGGCAACGTTAACGCCAGTTGAAGTGCCCAATAAGTACATCGCAGGTGGAGAATACTTCTACCAAATCCCATTAGACATGGTGAGGTTTGTATCCCGTGGAACAGGACGATCTATTTGATGATTTACCCTTTGAGATTACGGAGGGGTACACTTGCATTAACTGTGATGTTTACCAACCTGCTGATCAGTTTCAGCATATGGTTTCAGGTGAAGTAAAGCGTAAGTGTAGGACTTGCGCACGTAATCAGTCAAAGTTACTTAAAGAATTAAAGAAGGTTCATGAGTACCCCGATGACAACTATATATGTCCTGGATGTAGTAGATCATTAGATGTTATAAGTCAGTACGGCCAGAAAAGATTACAGAATTGGGTAATGGACCATTGCCATAAATCTTTAAAATTTAGAGGATGGCTATGCCACCACTGCAACACTACATTGGGGGCGGCTAATGATGAATTGTACAGACTAAAAAATTTAGTAAGATACTTAGAAGAGTTTAACGAAAAGGAGGGTCACCCCGATGATTATTAATGATATGCACGTAGATGACCGTCACGTTCCAGTAGGTATGAATACTTTACATGATTCTATTATGTCAGCTTGGCATACTGTAGATGACATTAAGTCTCTCATCAAATCTGCTGAAAACATGAACGAGGATCAGATGATGAATGCCCTTCTAGGGTTAGAGATATTCGCTGACATGCGATTACAGGAACTATTTGATACGTACGAAAACGTAATGCACAACCAACGAGTAGCACTAGAAAGGGGGAATGGCTATGACAAAGGAATGGAAGCACTTAGAAGAGAAACTATTAACGCTTTGGATGAAGCTCCTGAAAGCTTCGGTCAAGGGAAAATCTAGGAAGATAGCTAAGATAGAATCTAAGCTGATTCAGTTAGAACTGGAGAAGAAGAATGGGCAGTAACATCATAGAGCGTACAAAGTTTTACGAAGAGATTGCTAACTGCAGTATAGATTACAGTCCACCCACTCAGTACTTCACTGACGTTTTGGCATCGTTAGAAGAC